AAAGTCACTTATCGTGGTGTCGAGTATGACACTGAAGAATACACCGCTATGATTCTCGAAGAGAATGAAAAGCGTAATAGGCACGATTTAATGTATCGTGGTCTTAAAGTTAAAAGCAAGGCATCACCCTGCAGTTAATTTTATCTCTAACTTATTCCCTGACTACATATGGTAGTCGGGGATTTTTTATGCAGAAAGGAAGGTTAAAGATATTAATAGATCAACTAGAAGAAATTTTGGCAGAATTAAAAGTAGAAGTGTACGCAGATAAGGACGCTTATATTGACAACAACTCAGATGGATGGTATAGTGGTGATGACGATGACGGATATCCAGACTGAATATGAAAACCCGTGGGTATATAAAGATACAACTTTCACTTCTGACAATATTGGCGACTTCTTCGGTTTTGTCTACAGGATTACAAATTTACAAACTGGTAGACAATACATCGGAAGAAAGTATTTCTATCAAAAACGAAAACCTAAAGGAGGCAAGAGACGTGTTACGTCAGAGTCTGACTGGAAGCGGTATTACGGAAGCTCTGACGAACTTAAACGAGACATTAAACAGTATGGTAAGACTGCGTTCCGAAGAGAAATTATAAGTCTACACCTTACAAAAGGTTGGGTTAACTATGAAGAGACACGACAACTCTTCCTAAATAATGTACTAAGTGAGTCCGAAAATTATTACAACTCAAATATTCTTGGACGCTACATGAAAAAAGATTACTACAATGAACAACGCACCACCTGAAATTAGAGACCAAATTGACAAAATCCTAGAGTGGATGCAGGATCGTAGTGATGAACTGTGCTTAGACAAACAGTACGAAGATATGTTTGCATTGTATATGGAGTGGCATGAATGGATTGAAGATGACAATCCAAGTATTATGATGATAGGCAAATGGGATGAAGAAAAGTGATGTAGATTATCTTTATGGATGGGCACGAACACAAGACTTTCCTCTACGACGAGCACCTACTGCTGTTGGTTATTCTAACAAGGATATATATTTCTGTTGGTTAAAAGCACAGAAAGAAAGAGGTGGTGGAGTAAGACGCTCAGTTGTTACGGATGAGAAAGCAGCAAAAATTTTAGATAAAGAAGAAGTTTGTTTTGCAACTGTCTCTTTGTTTGAATCAGGAACAGAGTTAGGTCCTCATAAGGATCCACCAGTATACGGATTGCACTATAGAAGAATACAAGTTCCATTATACATACCATCCAAAGAATGTTATATGGTTTGGAAAGGAGAAAAAGTATTCTGGCAAGAAGGAGTTCCTCAAATCTATGATGTTATGGATCATGTGCATGAAGGTTATAACTATTCTGATGACGATATGATTTTTTTATTCATTGATATTTTAAAGGAAAATGATAACAGTAACTTGCAGTAAGTGTAATAATACAATCAGATCTAAACACGAACACGACTATCATATGTGTGGTTGCGACAATCAGACATATGCATGTGGTTCAACTTACGGTGGACAGGACATGCAATATGTGATAGCATTAGTAGAACCTAGAGAAGAACCAGATATAAAAGTAGGAACAGAAAGACCACGTAGGAGAACTACTCGCATGTCTGATGTAGATATACGATGAATATTTTTCAGTATGATCAAGTCGTCTCATCTTGGACTATCATGATGTTGAAAGATGAGGTAGATTTTTTCAGTGAACATATGAAAAAGAATGCTTGGATAGGGTTGTATGATATACCAGACAATCCAATAGAGCAATATATTATAGACTCATATGATTTTCATTTCTCTGATAAGTGTGATAATGTAGTTGGATTTGAGTGGTGGATACATGTGATGGACAAACACAACCACATGATATCATTTCACTCAGATCATGATGAGACATTACGAAGAGAAGAATCAAAGATGCAATATCCTATGTTAGGAACATGTTTGTATCTTGATGCAAATTGTAACCCCACAATATTTCTTGACACTAAACAGACCAGTGAATACGAAAAACAAATAGAACCTTTTCCACCTACTACTGCTGTATTTTCCTACGCAGATAAGGGTAAATTTTTAGTGTATGATCCTCAATATATACACGGGATACTACCAAGTGCTGACAAACAAACTACTTTGTGGTATAATATATGGCACTACAAACCAAAAAATCTTGACAGGGTAGGTATTACTCGTCAAGGTTTTATGAACACCAACGATAACAGAGGACACTATGTAATAAAAGATAGGAAAGAACCTGTCTTGTACTTAGGAGAAACGGTCACAGTTGGTTTTGATGTATACAATAAACCTATATCTTTAAAAGGTCCTTACGGAGCACAAGGTATGGGTGATCTATGGGAAGTAAATCAATGATTGAAATTACAGAACAAGACCTCAAGAAAAATGAGAACCATTACATACAATTAGCAGAGGATGGTGAACCCATACTTGTTACTAAACCAGATGGTAATAAGTATCTTATGGTTCCTCAGAAACCAGATGACATGAGACACCTATGGGATCATGACGATGGTGCATAAATAATTAAAAACATTTGTGTAATGGATTGGTTACCACATGTCGTTATAAAAGCAGAACATGATGCTTGTATAAAAACGGCTACTACCGCACTAAGAACTCTACATGTTGGATTCCCTGATCAGAAAGCAACAGTGCATCTTATCAGTCAAAATCCTGCTATCGTAAAATATGTAAAAGGACTTTGTGCAAACAGTGGACATAAACTAATTCAGTATGGTTCTAACATTAGGGGAGCACAATTAAATTATAAGTTAGTAAAGAGTAGTAGATTACCTATCGTCCTCATCAGAGGTACGGTAGTTTTTTATGATGATATGAGTGACTACAATACTACCAAGGTATTTGGTGGTGACACAATGCCCTGTAGATATATGTTTAAGGGCAATAAGAAGGTAGTCATCATGAGTGGTGTTGAAAAAAGTGTAATCTTTGTTGCACAACCACAAAAATTATCTGCTGAAATTGATAAACTTACATCTCTTTGGAGTGCTGATGATGAAGCACCTAGTCAAAGAGGTAATAAAAAATGGGGTCAGCAATGGGTTATCAAAGATGGCATTGCTTACGAACAAGAATCAGGTGTCTTTAATTTGATGTATCATTGGGATAAATCTCAGTTTACAAACTTCAATAAGAAGACTGCATCAAAATATGAGAGTGTATTTGCAGGTAATAACTATCCAGATATGGTAGAGTTACTACAGAAGAATGGAGAAGGAGTAGATCATATAGTTAAATACATAAACTGTGCATTGAATGATGATTGGGAAGGAATACGAGGAGCTCGTGACGAACTACTTGACAATCTAGCAGAGACAGTGATAAAATAAGACTGCTATATAATACTGAATGACAGTATTACAATGGCAGATCCAAAGAAGGAAGAAGAGAAGAAAGGCATTCTTGGTAAGATTAAAGAACACGTAGATGATAGAGAGGAGCAACTTGCTATCCTCTCTACATTTGTAAGGTTAGCAGTCCTTCTATGGTCTGCAGGAATCTTAACTTTGGCATACGTTAAGTTGCCAGAAGCGTGGAAGATACCAGAACAGAAGCTGGATCCAACTTTCATAGCTTCGGTTTTCACAGGAACCCTAGCTACCTTTGGCGTTCAAGCAGCAGGAAAGAAAAAGAATGGTGGTGCTGATGCACCTAACATATCTAAGAAAGATATGGAGTTCTTGATTGAGAAAGCATCTCAAACTGCTCCTGCTCAAACCATTAGGATCGAACAAGGTCCCGTAAAAATTGTCCCTGATAAGTAAATTATGCAGAAAATTGTAAATGCGATCGCAATATCGTCTGGTGTTGTATCTCTTGCCATTGTTGTTGGTGGGGTGGGTTTATATGCCAACCGAGGAAAAATTGTTGATAATGTCAAGTCTCAAATCTTGGAGCAAGTCACTGGTTCACTTGGTTCATCATTTGGTGACTTGGTTCCAGACACGACAGGTCCTGTTGCAACACCTGATGCACAACAATCTACACCACTAGCACTGCCAAGTGGCTTCTAAAGATCAAAACTCCGTAGAGGGTGGAGAGACCAGAGAACAAAAATTAGAGAGAGCAATGTCTCTCTTTATAGAATCAATTCACAAACCAGATCATCAACTTAGAGGTTGTGCACACAACCAGAAATGTTATCATGAGCTGATGCAAATCCGAGAACACGTCATAGAATACCTACATAACATGAAACAGGGTGAGTTCTATCGTGAATGGACGAGTGAATAAAGTTGCAATGCTTTCACGCATAATGAAGATCAAACAAGGTATCCATGAACATACATGGTATTCTTATTGGACTGAAGATCAACGTGACGCAGCACAGATGGCACTAAATAATGTGCTAGATGTATTAGATGAGTATTGGGAATGAGTATACCCTTTATAAAGATTAATAACGTTAATGTCAGGAAGTTAAACATTCCAGATATTAACGTTTTTCATTATGATTTAAAAACACCTCTTGCACCAGGTCATCCAACAGCAATAGATTATATTGGTAGACCTATCGTTAATATACCTGGTTGCGTAGAAACACATCCAGATGATAGGAATGCACAGAACTTACCAGATGATGATCCACAAAAGGTAGTTACCATATGTGATGCTGAGATGCCATCATATGATGCAATGGACTATGTGCCAGAACAATTAATTATAACGACAGAAACACCTCCACCACCAGTGCAACCACCACCAGATCCGCCAGGTGCACCAGAGGTTCCTGATACTAGTG